CATCGTCTGTAAATTCTTCATCCATTATAAGTGAATCAAATGTATCTATGCATTCTTCTGTACAAATTATTTGTACAGGAAATTTTGGAACAGTTAACCATACTTTTTCATCATTATCTTCACTACTTTTATCGGATACTTCTTCCCATACAGTTTCTTCATCTGATTGACATATATTATTAACACTAATCTCTTCCAAACCATCTATTTCATCTAATATTTCTTGATCATTTTCATTTGTTCGTGATGTTCTTGATGAACAATCTGAACCAGATTTTAAAGATTTATTGCTCATAATAGTTTTTGCATCATTTATAGTATTATTTGTATAAATATTAAATTCAGTAGAGTTAGTAATGTCAACTAGTTCCATATCCATATCTTTTAGATCAGATAAAGTTATTTCTTTTATATTATTATTGTTAGTATTTTCAAATAAATTTTCAAAAATATTATTATCTATTGATTTTATTGATATACAAGATATTGATTTTTTATTTATATTATCAGAATCAATAAATTGTAATGCAGGTTTTTTCTTTAAATCATCATCTATAACTATTAAATGGGAATAATCATCTATAGTATATAATTTATCTTTATTATTTAAAAAAAACTCAGATTCAATTAAATATTCTAAATCATCTAACACATTAATTTTATAATTATTTTTAATTCCAATAAAAGAACCGTAATAATCTATACCATTTGTAAAAAAATGTTTATGTAGTAAATTACTTGATAAAAATGAGAAAAAACTATCAATATATGAGGAATTATTTGGATTACTTATCTTATCATGAACTTTTTTAAATATATTATTAGAATTATGATAAGGTAAATTAAATAAATCAATATCATTATAATCATATTTTCCTATAATATATTTAAATGGATCTAACAAAGGAGCTAATTTAATAAAACATTTTTGTGATGTTGTTAATTCTTCATCATCACTTATATGTTTAATTTTACAATTAAATGAATAATTTGGCTCTTCTTCATTATCACTAGAACTATTATGTTGTTTATTGTTTTTAATATCGCTAATATACCAATTATGATTTAAATTAATAGAATTATAATTTGTTTGGTTTAATGAAAAAAACTTATCATAAATAGGAATATAATTTTGACATTGAGTAATATTTAGATGGTTGTTAGTTTCAAATTTATTAAATAAATGTATGTTCTTTCTCTTTTGATAATTGATTGGAAGTAACTTTGTCATTTAGCTAATAAAAATATATTTAATAGATATATTTAACTTATTTTTTCTAAACTAATATTTTTATAATTACTCTTAACTTTTATTAAATAATAAATATTAATTTTATAGAATTCGTTTATTTATTAAATATTAAACATAAGTATTATCTATAAATATAGTTTATAATGAATTTGGAATTAAAACGTTTTGATATGAGAAGTATTAGTTTTAAACCAAATGAGTCTAAAGGGCCTGTTATTGTATTAATTGGTCGTCGTGACACAGGAAAAAGTTTTTTAGTTAGAGATTTATTATTTTATCATCAAGATATTCCAATTGGAACTGTTATATCTGGCACTGAAGAAGGTAATGGTTTCTATGGTAAATTAGTACCAAAACTATTTATTCATAATGAATATAATACATCTATTATCGAAAATATATTAAAAAGACAGCGTGGTGTATTAAAGCAAATTAAGCACGAAATGGAACAATTTAAACGCTCAACAATAGATCCAAGAGCATTTGTTATTCTTGATGATTGTCTATATGATGCTACTTGGGCTCGTGATAAAATGATGAGATTATTATTTATGAATGGAAGACATTGGAAGATAATGTTGGTCATTACAATGCAATATCCGCTTGGTATTCCACCAACACTCCGCACCAATATTGATTATGTTTTTATTTTAAGAGAACCATATATTGCCAATAGAAAGAGAATTTATGAAAATTACGCTGGTATGTTTCCAACACCTGAGTCATTTTATCAGGTAATGGATCAATGCACTGAGAATTATGAGTGTCTTGTAATTAATAACAATTCCAAATCAAATAAGTTACAAGATCAAGTATTTTGGTATAAAGCTGACTCACACGGTGATTTTAGATTGGGTTCTAAGGAATTCTGGGATTTATCAAAGCAAATTAATGATGACGATGATGAAGAGCAATATGATCCAAATAACGTAAAAAAAAGAGGTCAAGGACCTAGAATTGCCGTTAAGAAGTCAACTAAGTGGTAGAAAGGGTGTCCATTTTACTGACACCCTTTTATTGTCTTCCATATTAAAATATATTATAAGTAGTTTTTAAGCAGGTTTTATATTATTTCGAATTTTCTTCAACCCATTTTATAATGTTTTCATAATCAATTGGATCCTTTTCTTTTTCATAAATATATGAAAAACTATTTGTTGAAGTGATATAACCTATAGATAATAAATGCCAACCTTTTATATCAAAATCAATTGCTCTAATCGATATAAATTTTGGATCAATTTGTATATTAGTAATAAATCTAGGATTTAATACCAGACCACAAGATAATCTTAAAAATTTATTAGACATCAAAAATATTAGATAATACTATTTATTAATAAAAAATATCTAAATAGTTTTATTATATTGTATTATAGTAGACTACAATATAATATAATGAGTAAATATTATGATATAATTATTATTGGCAGTGGTATGTCTGGATTGTATAGTGCATATAATATAAAAAATATGAGTCCAAACACTTCTTTTTTAATTTTAGAAAAGTATAAAAAAAATTGGATAGGTGGAAGAACAAGTAATGATACTTTTTATGGTTCTGAAATAGTTACAGGAGCAGGAATAGGAAGAAAAAGTAAAGATAAATTACTCTACAATCTACTTAATAAATTTGGATTAAAAACATATACATATACAGTACATCCTTATTATGCTAATAATATAGAATCAGTCGATATAACTGAGATAATGTATTATTTAAGAAGAGAATATAAAACTTATAAAAATAAGAATGAAACTTTTAAACAATTTGCTATAAATATATTAGGTAAAGAATTATATAATAAATTTATTATTAGTGCAGGATATACTGATTATGAAAATGAAGATATATATGAAACATTGTATCATTATGGATTAGAAGATAATAAGTGTTGCTGGAAAGCTTTTTATGTTCCCTGGAAAGAATTAGTTTTAAGTTTATATGAATATATTGGTCAAGAACATTTTAAATTTTCTAACAAAGTAATATCAATACAAAAAATACAAGAAGAACCTTATCGATTTTTAATAACTACTGAAAATGGACCTAACTATACTTGTAATAAAGTCATATTAGGGTCAACAATAGATACAATCCGTAAATTAATTCCAAAACCTATTTATAATGATATTGAAGGACAACCCTTTTTAAGATTGTATGCAAAATTTACAAAACAATCGATTCCATATTTAAAAGAATATATAAAAGGATTTACCTTTTTATCTGGATCATTACAAAGAATAATTCCTATGGATCCTGATAATGGTGTGTATATGATTGCTTATAATGATAATAATAACACATTAGCATTAAAAGATTACTTAAAAAATACAGAAGAAAATAAATATTTCTATGAAAGACTTATTGAAAAATCATTAGGTATTCCAAATAATTCTATACATATTATTGCTATAAAAGACTATTATTGGCCAATAGGAACACATTATTATAAACCATTGAATAAACAATTATATTCTAGTCGTGAAGAATTTATATATAAAGCGCAGCATCCTGAAAAAGGATTATTAGTTGTAGGAGAAGCAGTTTCAAGAAATCAAGGTTGGACCAAAGGTGCATTAGAAAGTGTGAAAACAGTAGTCACTAAGAAATGGATTAATGAAGAATGTTAAACTAATAAATAATAGCTATGATATCCAATAGAAGCAAAACCAAGCATTAATAATATTTCAAACCATTTTCTAGAAGCATTTTGATTCTTATAACCAATATAAACTAACAAAGGGCCAATAATAAATATATGAATCAAATTTACCCATATTCCTTTGTCTTCTTTTATGTATTTATACACTTTATATAAATGGTAAATAATAATTATGAATCCTAAATAGAATAATATCTGTAAAAGATATTTATTTGTTAGTTGTCTATTTATTCCAACATAAATAAATAATGTACCTACAATAAAAATATGAAATAAATGGACAAAAATGCGTTTATTATTTGTATTTATATTTTGCTTTTGGTTTATTAAATCCTTCATATATTATTACAAAATATTTTCTATGAATAATATATAATAATTATGAATAATATTAGATCATTTAATTACGAAAATAAAGAGATAAAACAAGTAGGAGGAGTAAAAATTATGAGAAATATTACAATAAAAAAAGGAAAAGGGCACAAAAGTATTACAAAATATAGAAAGGGTAAAAAAATTAGCACAGTTAAGAAACCAATAAATAAAAATCATCTAAAAATGATTATGTCTGGAAAATTTATTACAGGATTATTTAATGATTGTAAAAATTGTAATAAAACAAGAAAAAATAAATAAACTTAGATATCTTAAATAATAATTATTTTTACTAATTAATTATTATTTTTATAAATTATTTTTATAAATCATTTTTAATTTATTAAGGTTGTTCAGCAAAAGGCCCTGATTTCAACTGAGAACGTCCATAGTCAGTCTCGCCAGTAACAATAGTATCTCCTTCAAATAATTCATTTCTAATATCAGCAACAGAAATAGATTCTGGTTCTTGATGACTAAATGTGTTTTCAATAGTAGTATTACCAACACCAACCAAATTACCTTCCTCATCAATATCTTGAGTAACAGTAGAACCATGCTTTTCTGCATTTTTCTTATTCTCATCAATAGCCTTCTGCTTAGTCTCTTTAACACGCTGTTCAAATGCTGTTTTTGCGGCTTCTTGATTCTTCTTATTTTCATGAACTAATTGATTTAACTCTTCTTCCATATATTCAACACGACCAGTCTTGTAAGCTTCAGGATCCCAAGGCAACCAAGTTCCTACAGGACCAACAAATACATCAAAATTAGGATCTACTTCTCTCAAAAGTTTAGCACGAATTTCGGCTTCCTCTTGAGTAGCAAAGTTTCCTCTGGATTTAAATCCACGCGTAGAAGTTTGGAAATTATGTGCAATATTAAATTGCTTTTCTAGTTCTTCTTCTTTCTTATCTAAAAATGTCTTGTAGTCATCTTCAATACCAGTCTTAACAATTGTTTCCTTTTCTTCCTGAATAAATGATTCAAAATCCTTAATAATATCTTCAAAATTTAACTTATACTTAAAAGAAACAAAGTTTAGAAATTGATGAAACTTTTCCATAGATTTATTCATTTCCCAGTTCTTTAGGAATTCTTCAAAGAAAAAATGTTCCTTCTCTTTAATAATCTTTTCAGGTGAAATAAAAGAAAAACAACCAAAAGTCTGTCCAGCAAGAGGCTTATCTACGTCTAATACATCAACATATTTAGGATTAGGTTGTCCATTATTTAAATTTTTTCTTTCAAAACCTTGTTTTCTAATATTCTTAATTTTAGACATTCTATATATTTAGTTATTTGTTAGTTTTAAGTTAATTTTCTTAAAATATATATTTTTTTCTTTTTAAAATATATAAAATGCTCGAAATGTTCGATGTTAATGAACTTGTTAAACGTGTTATTAAGTATTTGATTGAAGGTTTAATGGTTGCTATTGCTGCCTTTGCTATTCCAAAACGCTCATTAAATCTTGAAGAAATTGCTTTAGTTTCTTTAACTGCTGCTGCTACTTTTGCTATTTTAGATACTTATATTCCTTCTATGGGTGTTAGTACTAGAACAGGTGCTGGTTTTGGTATTGGTGCTAAACTTGTTGGATTTCCTTAAACTAAACTAATATAATAATATAAAGCTATTAAAGTATATATCTTTATATTGTAAGATGTCGGGTATATTAATAAATAGAATTAAATATATGTATATTAATGATGATAATGGTCTAAAGAATAAGTCATTAAATGATAATTTATATTTTACATTAAGAGATATTTTTTTGAATACAAATACATTAAATACTTGTTGCCAAGTAAATCTTTATAATGGCATGTTAACTAACAATATATCATATGAAGAAAGAACGAATACATTTCAATATACAAATGTATTAGATCAAAAAAACGAAGTTAAACAAATATTAAATTTGTTAAATAGAATTACAATATACTGGTTTGAATTTTGTGAATTAGAAGAAGATGAACAATTTGTTCAAGAAAAATATATGAATTTTAATGAATGATGGAAACAATTTGAGAATTTAAGAGATATTCTTAATAAACACTATAATTCATTATAAAATAATATAATTATATATATTTATAATAATTTATACATATATTTATATAATGAAGTATAGAAGAAACACTCATAAAAAAAGACATAATAAGAAAAATAAAAGACATACACATAAAAAAAGACATTTAAATGGTGGTTCTATGACTACTAGTGTTGATACTAATCCTATTTCTTACAGAGAAGATGAATATAAAGAGATGAATGAATTGGCTAAAGGAGGTCAAAATACAAATACTCCTGAAAGTCAAGGACCAATGACTTTAGATGAATTAAATATTAGTACAATTGGTTCAGATAATAATACTAATGATAATATTCTTACTGAATATGAAGAAAATAATATTAGTGGATTTGCTCAGAATCCAGACGAAGATTGGGAAGAACAAATGAACTTAATATTACAACAAAATACAAATCATTTAACAGATGAAGATACATATACAGATATGGAATCATATCCTTCACTTGGATCACAATCTACATCATCTTTTCCTAGTTCAGAAATATCAACCATAACTGATGATACAATGGGTTCTGATATGTCAATGGGAGGAAAAAAGAAAAAGAGAAACACTAGAAAAAAAAGAAATAACAAAGGAAAAAAAAGATATACAAAAAGACATAGAAAATAAATCTGGAATAGCATTTAATTAAAATCTAGAACAGCCATCTATACAGTTGGAATAAATTCCCAATCTAATACATAACACATTTTTTTCCATGTTTCATCTTGTTCAATAAGCTTTTCTCTATCCTTTAATAAAGGTATAAATTGTAAAAATTGTTTTTCACCTAATAATTCACATAATTTATATAAAACATAATAATAATTTAAAAAATTAACTCGATAATCTGGACATACTTGTGCATATGGTGCTTGTATTTCCATAAATAAATTACAAAGTGTATCTTCTAATTCAGGAGTAAATATGGGCGGTTTAATTCCTAATTTATTTTTAATAAATGCAATATGTTCATAATATTTATTAAAACCTAGTTTTTTTAATATTTCTTTTGTTTTTTGATGTGATAAATCTTCTAAAGTAATTCGTTCTTTTTTAATCTGAAACTTAAGTTGTTCAATAACATTATCATCTATTTGGGTTGTTTCTTTTCCTTGAAATTGTGAAATAATTTCTTTCCAATGATTTATTTTCTTATAAGCATAAAAGCAAACTTCTTTAGGTGGTTCTTTATAACTTGGTTTCTCATTTTCTATTAAGTAAGGCAAACTAATAAAGCATTGATTACAAATAATTATACCTTCTTCTTCTAAAGGAATTAATTCGCCTTTATAACAACTTTGACAAATATCAGTTGATTTTACAAATAAATTCATATCAATTAAACTTTCATCAATATTACTAAAATATTTTTGAACAATATTTTTATTATTTTTATTTAAAATTTCTTCATTAGTTGATTCTGTTAAAGATTGTCTAATTTTAAACATATTAAATATAGCTTGACTTTTTAAAGTTGAATTATTTTTATTATTTTCTTCAATATTATCAATATTTTTTTTATTTTCAAAGTATTCAAATATAAGATTTGAATTATCTAACAAATAATTATTTTTTTTTTCTTTTAATAATTTTATATTTTCTTTAATTTCTTTAATTCTATCTTTTATTTCCATAATTTGTTCAATTGTTAGATTTTGATTAGAAACTAATTTATTTTTTAGTTTATCTTTTTCTTCTTTTAATGAAGGAATTGTATTTATCTCATTTTTAGAAAATTCGTTAATAAATTCTGTATGTTTACCATCTAAAGTATTAGTATAATTTTTAAAAATATGTATTTTTTTATTTGCTTTTGGTTTAAAATTTGGCATTTATTAGTTTGTGCCTTTATGTATTTTCTAAATTATAATATTTAATTAATTATTAGTAATATATATTATTTTATTAGTTTTAATTTATTTATAAACTAACAAATTACTAAATATTCTTATCTATTAAGAAATAATTATAATAGTTTCAATATTTTATAATTAAGTAAAAATTAAAATTATACTTTCAATAACTATATTAATATGAATATTGAAGTGACTATTAATGAACAACAAGTAGAAATTGATAAATTAAAATTTAAGAAAATGATATTCCTATATAATGCTTTAGACAATGGTTGGTCAATTAAAAAACGCAAAGATTCATATATTTTTACTAAAAATCATGAGGGGAAAAAAGAAGTATTTGATGAAAATTATTTGGCCATATTTATGAAGGATAATTTAAATATTAATAATTTACTTTCCTAATAATGTAGGTAAAAATTAAATTAGTTTTTTTGTAATTAATTTAATTTTAGCAAAATTTTTTTCTTGACTGATTATATAAAAATGGGAGGCGGATTAATGCAACTCGTAGCTTACGGAGCTCAAGATGTTTACCTTAAAAACCTGTAGGGTAGAAAAACATCGGGGAATACTGAAACAATAAGGTATTCATAAAGCCCTTTGTGGACTTTGTCATAATTAATTTTGACTTAACCACGGATGTTAATTAGGGATACTATAACAAGTTAGTTTGTATATGTAGTATGAAAACCCCTAGTGAGAAAATCAAATTGCTTGAAACCCCTAAAG